TGGACTGCATATCTGAGGCAGGGTGACGGATACGTAGGTATCCATTAATAACTCGGCGTATCGGGGGATTTTGAACGTAAATACTGAATCTTCATTTAATCGCAAAGTTTTAGAGCCATCAAAATCCACGCGAAACTTTTGGAGACCGAAATTAGTATATTTCGCATAAGCGGCCTTGAAAAAAGTTTTTGACGGATTACCATTTAAAATAACGTTTTGTTGTCCTTCTGATACTAAATTTAATAATCCTCCTGCCATATTTGATAATATATAAGAATATATTATTAAATGGTTTTTCGCACTTTTAAGAAATACGGGGGAAACCCCCCCTTGGCGTAGCCAACCCCAACTTCGTTTGTATCCTCCAACCCTAACGAAGTTGGGGTTGGCTACGCCAAGGGGGGGTTTCCCCCGTATTTTTTTAAAAGTGTTTATATATGGACGGCGGAAAAGTAAAATCAATCGTAAATAATACAATAAATTCAATAAAATCAATGAATGAAGGATTTGCCCTAATGATGATAACAGCCATTATATTGTTAATTGTGGTATGTGCTATCGTGTATTATTTCTATATGTATAATTTGGAATCCAGTGAATGTAAGTTTTTAGATAATATTTATGGTAAATTAGATGGTAAACTACATACTGTTACCAGTAATAACGACCAATGTAAATATACCTTGAAGGATTACTATATTAAAACCGCCTATAATTGCTGCAGCGGTGGCTCATATAAGAACGACTACGTCTCATTATGTGTACTAAAAAATCTTATTCGGCAAGGAGTCCGCGGGTTTGATTTTGAAATCTATTCACTGAACGATTTGCCAGTAGTCGCCACCTCCACTGTAGACGATTATCATATTAAGGAAACATATAACTCTGTCGCATTTTCCGACGTATTAATTACTATACAGAATTATGCTCTATCTACAAGCACTTGTCCTAATCCAGGCGACCCTATTATTTTCCATCTAAGAATGAAAAGCAATAATCAGAAAATGTACCAAGCCTTAGCAGACATGTTGAAGAAATATGATTCTATTTTATTAGGCAAAGAGTATAGTTATGAGAATCACGGGCATAATTTAGGAGATGTGCCGTTATTACAGCTCGCCGGCAAGATTATCATTATTGTTGATCGACAATATAACGCCTTTTTAGAGTGCGACGATTTAATGGAATATGTCAATATGACAAGTAATTCTATTTTTATGCGTGCCTTAGCATATTATGATGTCCAGTTTACGCCTGATCTTACAGAGTTGATTGAATATAATAAGAGAAATATGACAATTGTCATGCCTGACGCAGGAATTGACCCGCCAAATATGAGTGCAAAATTGGTAGAGGCGGCAGGGTGCCAAATGATTGCGATGCGGTATCAAAAGGCCGACGTTAATATAAAGGCGAACAACCAAACGTTTGATGAATGCGGGTTTGCCTTCTGCCTTAAACCGGAGAAATTGAGGTATATTCCTGTAACGGTGCCTGAGCCTACTAAGCAAAACCCAGCGCTTTCTTATGCTACTAGGAATGTATCATCTAATTATTATAATTTTAATATCTAGGCACTTTTACAAAAGCGCAACAAAAAACTTCGTTAGGGTATAGTAAATAATGGACTATTGCTCATTATTTACATATGTAAAATGAATGATACATTGTGCGTTAGTTAATATTCTTCTTATTCATCAACGTCATCATCATCATCAGGCTCTGCTGCAGCTGCTGCTTGTCGGGCTTGTAAACGTTCTTCTAAAGATGGTGGCGGCATTGATGGTAGTCCTACTTTGGTTGGTGACTTAAGCGCACGTGTTTGTGCGCCGCACTGGTCTGGAAACCAATCGTCTAAATCGTCTAACAAACTATCATAAGTCTTAGTTATAAGATCCGACATTACTCTATATGTATTCAAATACGCATCTTCATTTCCAGTGCCTTCCTGGATTTCAGTGCGTCTTCTTTCTATGCGGCGTAATAACATTTCAATTAAACGTATAAGTTGGGAATGTTTTTTATTAACATATTCTAGTGTAATTTCTTGCGGCATCTCATGTGGTTGCGGGTCAGCTTTTAACCTTTCCACATCTTCACCTGTCTGTTGGGCAGATGCAGCATAGTTCCTTGCACTACGGTCGGCTGTTCTAGCTAGAACTACCCTGTTGTCACGCATTCTTTCATATTTACGAATAATACTATTAATATCCTGTGGGTGCTGTCCTATCCTAGTTAAATCAGCTCCAGAAGTTGCAAGCAAATTATCTAATACGTCAATACTATCCCTATGGACAACAGCGTCTCGTGCATTTTCATCTGCCGCTCGTAAATATCTAACACGAGTTGCCTCAAGTCTAGTTATTTTGCCCCTTAATTCTCGTAGGTCTTCCGATGTTTTCTCTGACATGGCACTTTTACATACAGCACATGTCAATCTTCCAAGGTCTCCTCTAAATGAGGTTTTATTATATTGGTCTGCGCATCCCAAACATGTAGGCGCAGCTTTACATGTAGTACAACTAGCCATCTCTGTAGTAGAGTTGAACCTAGAGCAAATACAACAGGTGCCTTGCTCAATTATAGCAGTACACAACTCGTCAACGGCTGTAAAATATTGTCTAACATTCTCAAGTTGAAGGTCACATTGTTCTAAGGGTGTCATTACACGAGGCCTTACGTTTCTATCTTCATCATTATCATCATTATTATTATCATCATTCTCATCTGATGGCCTAGGAGGACCTGGGAATTTATTCCCACCTCCGCGTCTTTTTGTAACTCTTCTATGTTTTTTGATTGTTTTCCGACGTATAATCTTTTTTACTTTCGGCATTCTCTTTTTAGATTTTTTATTTCTTCTCCTAAAAGTTAATTTTTGCTTCATTATATATATGAAGAAAGATATATGTGATAAAACCATGAATTTTCAAGAGTGCGAATTAGCAATAATACGCACGGCGATAGATAAAGCGGAAGAAAAGCAGGGTAAAAAGGTCGCCAATTCTCCTGAAATCAAACGTATTATTGCTATTGCTGAAAAATTTATTAAGGATAAGGGATTAGTATGTTATGGCGGGACTGCGATTAATAATATTTTGCCAAAATACGACCAATTTTATAATTCCGAGGTTGAAATCCCCGACTACGATTTCTTCAGCCCAAATGCTTTAGAAGATGCGAAAGAATTAGTGGATATTTATGTAAAAGAAGAGTTTATAGAGGTGGAAGCCAAATCAGGACAACATCACGGAACGTATAAAGTGTTTGTGAATTTTATACCGGTCGCAGATATTACCTCCATGCATAAGGACTTGTACGATGCTATTAAAACACAATCCATTCGCGTAGCCGGGATTTATTATGCTCCGCCAAATTATTTGCGCATGGCGATGTATTTAGAATTATCTAGACCCGCGGGTGATGTAGAGCGTTGGGAAAAAGTGCTCAAGCGAATCACACTCTTGAATAAGCACTTCCCCTTGAAAGCGGATGACTGCGACCACGTAAAATTTCAGAGGGAAATGGCGGAGAATAATAAGGTAGCGGTAGACACTATTTATGAGACTATTAGAAACACTTTTATAGACCAAGGAGTTGTGTTTTTCGGCGGATACGCAAACCTTCTCTATTCGCGGTATATGCCGTATAAGTTACGAAAACAATTAAAACGTGTTCCGGATTTTGATGTATTGTCCGAAGAACCGGAAAAAACCGCGGAGATTTTGAAAGAACGATTAGCAGATATAAAAGTAAAAAATGTGAAAATAGTAAGACAGCCAGGAGTTGGAGAGATAATTGCGCCGAATTACGAGATTCGTATTGGGAAGGATACCGTTGCGTTTATTTATGAGCCAATGGCATGCCATAGTTATAATGTGATTAAGATTGATGAGGCTGATGTAAAAGTCGCCACGATTGATACTATGTTGAGTTTTTATTTAGCATTTTTATATGCTAATCGCCCATATTATGATAAAAAACGAATTTTATGTATGTCCGCGTTTTTATTTGAAGTACAACAGCAAAACCGGTTGAAGCAACACGGACTATTGAAACGATTTAGCATTAATTGTTATGGGCACCAAGAGACAGTGGAAGAAATGCGTGCAAAAAAGGCAGAGAAATATAAAGAATTGAAGGGGGACCGGAATAACAAGGAATATGAGGAATGGTTTTTGCGATATAGGCCGTCTGATAAGAATATTGACAAGGATACTGATAAGAAAAAGCGTGCGAAAATTAGTCGTAAACGTAAAAATACGCAACGTAAAACTAAGAAAAATAATGGAAATAGTGGAAATAGTGGAAAGTGGTTCCAATTGTAATTTGAAATTGTAATATTATGTTATAATATATGTTTGATTTTATTTCAAATATGTTTACACATAAAAAAACAAATCGCAGAACAAGAAGGGCTCCTAGAACAAAAAGAACGATAAAACGCAGAACCAGAAAAGGAGGTAATTTTTTATTGACAAATATTATCGCAGAATAATATTACAGGCAGTATCTCTCTAATAAAATAATATAAACTTCTTCTATTATTTTTTTACCAATTATATTCATAACGCTAGTTTTGTCAACAGCAGGCATTCGCGAAATAATTCTATTATAGTAATAAATGCTATTCGCTATCAGTATAGATATTAACCATTTGAAATTATAATAATAACGATGTGTAATAGTCCAATCATTTACATAACTACACATAGATGTGGTTGTGTTTTTTATATAGAATAAATGGATATCTAATATACCGTTTAAAATACGATGATAATTCGTTTTTTCATTTTTAATAGACATGACGTCTAATATTTTGTCCTTTCCGAGTAAGTCTAAATACATGATTTTCTTATAATTACATGGTTCAAATATATATGGCATCAAACCATCTATGTATTTATTTTTATAACATAAGTTGCCGTCCATTATATATGGTATAAAGCATGATTTATATATAGTATCCAGTATTTCATTTACAGTCTTATATTTGCACTTTACTACTTGTTTTCCGGTTTGAATATTATAGTATGAAATATATAAGCGTTTATTCACTATATTACAAATATCTTCTGGTAATTTAGATTTGATAATATTATATAAAATATGTTTAATGTTCAAAAGATGCGTCGTTTTAAACACATGCGTTATGCTAGCATATGTAGAACGCATCAAGTTTAAGTTATTCGCGAAATAGAGTAAGGCGACGACTGAGCCTATGCTACACCCGGAAATATTGCTTACACGGATGTAGGCATGTTGCTCCATAGTTTTTAAAAAGAGCATTGCGCCGGCTAAGTAACTGCCGTTAAAAGCACCACCGTCTAATACTAAATCTATTACCTGTGTGTTTGTTCGTGGTGGAAGATTTAGTATTAGTTTTGATATATATTTTTGTAACATGCACTTTTAAGAAAAGCGTGGCAAAAAACTTCGTTGAGAAAACGCACACAGCACTTTTAAGAAAAGTGCGGCAAAAAACTTCGTTGAAAACACACGCACTGTGCTTTACGACTTTTCTAATTTCAAATTTCCAGTTAAACTTTACAAAAAATTGAAATGCGTTTGATTTAAATTGTATATATTAACTAAAACAACTATAAGAATGAATTATATTATATTTGCAGGCAAAACTTTTTATCCATCAGGTGGATATAAAGATTTTTATGGTTCTGCCAACACCTTTAAAGAGGCGTTAGCCATATATGATGAAGCACTTTCAGTTGGTTCTAAACATACTCATGACTGGAATTGTGAGGATGGTTTTGGATTAGATTCTAATAATAATCTAATATATGAAAAATGTAATTGGGCCCACATTGTAAATGTAAAAAACAACAAAATTGTTGTAAAAAATTGTTGAGATGTAAAATAAAATAAAATATAATTAGAATTTATGAAACATAATACAAAAAAAATATATAAAACCCAAAAAAATAAAACAAAAAAACAATTTTTATTCAATCCAGAAAATCCTAAAAAATCATTTGACGTATATATTGATAAAAATCCGAAGGATACAATACATATAAAATACACAACATTAGAAGATGTTGAAAATACTATTGATAAATTAGAAAAATTGTATAAAAACAAAAAATATACACATAAACGTATATGGCAAGTAGGTATGATAATGAAAGTTCGTCTGAAAGTATTACAAAGTAAAAAACCCAAACAATATGCTTTGGCAAATAAATATTTTAAATTTTTAGGGAAACGAACAAATTTAAGTGAAAAAAATAGATATATTATTTCATTTAAATATAATAAATTAGGTGTTTAACCTTTTTACAACACCATTGTCGCGAAGGCCTTGTAACCCCCGTAAAAGGCATAAATTATGATGCCAACGGCAAGTGTGTTTCTGGGTCTGGCGCAACATGTGCTACAGCCGATGCATCCCCGCCTCTATAAATCTTTCGTCTTTTACTACGTCGGCCTCCCTTTTTATAATTCTTATGCTTAGTGCGTCTATGTTTCTTACGCTTTGCGGTTTTAAACAATTTAAAACGTCCGCCTTTTTGCTTTCGTTTTCGTATTTTTCTTGTTTTACCACCTTTATCTTGTTTCATTTCATCGTCCGATGATGGATATTCAGCAGCTAATGATGATAATGCCCCTCTGGGTATTTCTTCTTGAGCCTGGTCAGCAGCAGCAGCTAATGCTATAACTGGTGGGACTCCCATACCAAATGGCATACATGCGCCACTTAATCCTATAGATGACATGGTCATTGTAGACACACCAGACTCGTCAGACTTTTGGCTATCTGGCTCTTCTGGTTCTAATCGCAACATAGCCATTCTAACAATTCCTGGTGCAATTCGTTCTTCGTCTGAGCATGCCCTAGGCAATTCGCGAAATGCCATGGCAACATGGCATAAATTGTATTGTTCGCCCGCTATTCTTAATAAATCAGCACGAATAAAATCTATCGCCGTTTGTTGTATAGCGGTATCTGGATTGCGAGTAACTAAATCCTGAATTTCTCTGGCTTCTCGTCCTAATGACCCAGCTAATTCTAATAATTGTTCGGGCGCTCTTAAATTATATGTAACGTCCCTTGCTGGACTAGCTCTAGACCTAGACCCAATACTAGAGTCATCATTATCTATACCCATAACATCTGCTGTAGCAGCTTGTGCGGCTCTTAACGCACGTCTGGTTGCTCTTACGGGTCCTAACAATTGTTGAGCCATTGCTCGTTGAGTATCACCATATCCGGGTCCTCTATATCTACCAGCCGGGGGTAACCGTGTATCATCTGCCTGTATATTCGCAGCTTCGGTAGCAGCAGCCCAGGTAGCTGCCCCTAGGCGTTGAGCAGTTCTAGGATAACGAGGACCCGCTTC